GGTCAATGTTATCTGCATCAACAGTATATCTTGTTGTGATTAATGTTCCCTCAAATACTTCTAATCCTTCAAATCTTAATACATTATTTTCTCTTGATTTAGTAACTGCTTCATTTGTAATAAAAAAATAAGGAACATTATCAATAGATGATTGAAAAGAAAAACCTTTTGGTATTGTTGCAGTTGTTATGCCAGTAATTGCACTAACCTCTACATTAACTATTGCTTTAGGTGCTCGTGAACTTCTTACTTTATAACCTAATAGTTTTGCGTGTGATACGACTGAAGAACGAAGTTGTGCAGTATCAAGAAACATCTCATTACCCATAAGGTTTGCGTTCATAGCTTGATAGTGCGTGTTGTATGCAAGAACATCTAATAAGACATTCATACCAGAACCTTCAAAGTCGTAGTCTGTAAATTCTGTTTGATTTTTTAGGAATGTTTTTAAATTACTTTTGATACCATCAAAATCTAATTCTGTAATTCTTAATCTTTCTTTATTTGCCATTATCTTATTCTCTCTAGTATAAACTCAAATGATATTAGTTCAGTTGTTGCATTAATAATAAAAAAGTCTAATCTAATATTATAAGCATTTCTGTCTATGTCTGGTGTGCAATCAACTCTATGTAATAAAATTCTTGGTTCGTGTGTTTCTAAAACATTAGTGATGTTGTGAGTTAATACTCCAGCAGTTAATGTGTTTAAAGGTTCAAATAAAGATTGTCTGATATTAGAACCTATCTCTGGGTGAAAAGGTTTTTCATAATGATTTAATGATATAAGATTTCTAACACTTCTTTTGATTGCCTCTACATCTGTAACTTTAGTAATATCTTTAGTAACTGGATTCTGATTAAAGTTTAAACTCAAATCCTTAAAGATACGGTTACTTCGTCTCTCGTTATTTATTTGTGCATCAAATAATAAATTTCCAGTTAATGACATTATGCGGCCGTCCCTTCAAATACTGCTTGAATTCTATCATCAATTATCTGTTGAGGGTCAACTTGACTTCCAGTTACTGCACCACCACCAGCACCAGCAAAAACAGTTTTATTATCAGATGCAAAAACTTGTGTGCAACCAGCTATACCATCACCTACTCTACCAGCACCTAAACCATTAACAAATACAGTGGTAGAACCTTTTGCAATCGGAGCTAAATGACCACAGCAACCCAATATACAAGGTAATAGATGTGGTGTATTTAAATGTCCTTGACAACTCCAAGGCAAACTTTCTGCAAAAACATTAGGTGAACCTTGCATACGGTGTGGTGTACTACAATGAACTAAATCTATGTCGCCGATTCTACAAGCTGTGCCTGGTGTGTAATTAAATGCCATATTCTTTTCCTATGATTATTTATACTATTACTCTGTAATAACAAAGTTTTCATCCTCTAATAATATAAATGCTTCATCATTTATTCCATCTTCATCATCTTCTAATTGTATTCTATTTTGTGCATAATAACTACTTACATATCTTCCTATAAATGATAAATCATTTATCACAGCGTGTGTTAATGTTGCAGAAAATGTTTTTATACTACTTCTTATTTTATGTGTTGTCGTGGTTGAAGTTATGGGGTCAGTTTCCGATATTTCTAGTTCTTCATAATACAATACTGTAACACTATATGTAAATCTGTATTGGTCAGTAAAATCTGGATTCATACTATACAATGTATATTTTTTTCCTAAAGACTCATCATTATGATTTAAAGGCATCTTATCTATACCAGTAAAATCAAAACTCCCAGAAAATAAATCACTTTCTCCTTTAATAACAAACTGACCAATATCAGTAAACCTACGACTATAAAATCCAGATGTTGTTGCACTTCTAGTACCATTTGAAATTGAAATATCTGGTTCACTATCTGCAAGTGTATCTTCTAATAAAATTACATCTGTGTCTGCTCGTACCTCATCTTCATCACTAACTGGAGTTCCTTCTTCTAGTAATACATTTGCATCAACTATTGCAGCTTCTAATTGTAATTTATCTCCAGCATCTGCACCAGATAAATTAGTTCTATTAAAAACAATGTTATCACCATCTTCTGTAATGATATCATCTATTGAGTTAGTGGTTGCTGGTTCTAAATAAAAATTATGAAACTCTCTATCTAAAGATAAAGATGTAGAAACTATTACTTCGTTTGGGCCTGGAGTCGCAGTTACAGTTCTTGAAAATACTTGACTATGACCATTCTGTTGTCTAACTACACTTGCAAACCTTGATGAAGGTGATATTGTTACCATTATCCTTGTCCACGATACTTCTTCCAACTACTTCTTTTATGTTTATTCATAGTAGAAGTTTTAATTTTACCCCTACCAATAGATGTTCTTTTAAAAGTAGGTTCGTAGACTGACATTGTATTCATTTTTTTAGCCATTTATTTCTCCTAGTTCAAGTCAATTCTTGGTGCAGTTACTTTATAGAAACCACCAGCAGTTGCAGTATATGCTCCACCAGCCATATCACCTATCTTTGCACCAGCTTTTCGTGATATATAACCACCTACTGAAGTTATTTGAGCACCACCAACAGTATCAGTTTGAGCACCACCTATCGCATTACTTTCAGCTGCACCCACAACTTTACTTCTCATTGCAGCTATGTTTAATGTATCTGCACCCATAATCATTGTCATTCGTGAACCTTTGATTACTTCAGTTTTACTTCCGTCTACTTGTATATTCCAGTTTCCTTTAATGTAGGTATTACAGTTTTGGTCAATCGTTAAATTACAAGCACCTTTAATGTTTACAAAATCATTACCAGCAACAACCTCATAATTATGTCCTACAACTCTTGTCATTTTTGTACCATCTGAATCTACCTCATAGAATGTTCCAGTCCTATGGAATTCCATAATTCTTTCTGCACCAGGCGTGTCATCATACTCTTTAATGTGTCCAGACTCTGTTTCCCTTGCGTGATTGTAAGGATACTCTGGGTCAACTCTCATCTTTTCATTTCTTGGTTGTCCAGTTTCAGTAGAGATACCACTCACTCTTGTACCAGTAAAATTAGTATCAGTTGTTCTTGGTTCACTCCAAGAACCACCACTTGTGGTTGTAGGGCCTGTGGTTGTTCTTCTACCAGTTTGTGTTTCTATTGTAATTGCATTTGCAACTGGGTCTGGTTTGATTGATATGTCTACACCTAGTTTTTCTGCTGTTCTTAAAATTAATTCTTTTTCTTTACCTCTATTTTCTATTAATAAATTTTCAGACATTTGTCTTGCTTTTTGTTCTACAAAAGCATCTGTGACTGCATCATTTCTATTGACAAAATTACCATCAGCATCTTGTAAATATTTTACAGTATCCAACCAGTTTTCTGTTATTGACATACCACTAGAATTAAAATTACCACCCTTACTTGCATCAAAATCTGGAAGTAGATTTGCAAGTTCATCTGTCAAACTATTTAAATCACTATCGTTGGTACTATTATTAACAAAGTTCCAACCAGATGCTGAGTTAAATACTTTACCTCCAGATTGCGTACTTCTAAATGTATCTACTATCGTGTCGTGGTATTGGGGATTCTCATCTCTTGTTGGAATTCTACCACCGTATTTTTGTAATTCTATTTTATAGTCTTCACCATATCTTTTTGCAAGGGCTGTTGATGCATCTACACCAAAATTAGTTATTGAATTTATTGCACCATCTGATGTTAGATTACCTTGTGAATCTACCGTGATACTATCATAAAGATACCTTGACATTCTTTCATCAACACTACCAACAGTTGAAAGTGGGTCAACTGCACTTAATAATTTTGCACCAGCAAGAATATAACCAGACCTTGTTGTTGGTGCAAGTAAACCAGTTTTGATAACATCTGAAAGTGTATTTGTTACTTGTGGTAAACTTACTTTATAATCACCTATATCAATATGAGTGTCTGCATTAAAGGCATTAAATGTAGAAGTAATACCAGTTGTTAAACCTAACAATGTATCACCATCTGCAAGTTGATAAGCTGCAGCTCCTACATCTACAATAGTTCCAAAATTGTCTGTTAGAAATCCACTTGTTTCTTCACTTATCAAACCAGTCAAAGTGTCTGTAACTGGTTCTGCAACTGTATTAATAATCTCTGAACCAATCGGTGTTGATGCAAGTGCAGCTACTACACCACCAGGCGTCAAATTACCAGATGAAAGTTTACCGACTGCTTGTGCAGTCACAGCAATCTTTGATGCAGAATCAATAGAACTAAATGTTCTTGGTACAATATTTGCAAAACCTTTAAAACTTAAATTTTCAAATGCAGCTCCTAGTTTATCAACTAAAGATGTAGAACCTTGTGCAACTCTTCCTATCGCACCAGCTTGTGCAAAATCTCCAATACCTTGTGCAAGATTTGAACTGGTCGCACCAAATATAGCGTGCATACCAGATGTTTGAGCCGCTTTTTGTGCATTACCCAATATTGTCCCACCACTATCTGATATGGGAATACCATCTGCAAGAATACTACTACCAGTTGCATCTGAGACATCAAAGTTAGATAAGAACCCACCACTCGTTGCATTTTGAAATGCACCAACACCTAATCCAAGTGCAGTGCTACCTACACTAAATAATGTACCAGTAAGTCCTAATCCATTTGCAAGTGCAATAGGTACATCTTTTGTATATGCACCATCTCTAGTTTCTCTGTTTCCGTGAATTAAACTAGGAACTGCAAGTCTGCTTACATCTGGTTCATTTAATCGTAATGGATAAGGCCCGAAGTCTGAAACATATTCATTAGTTGGGTCATTGAAACCTTTTGATTTATCTCTGT